TCCACTAAAGGCATACATGGAACATGATAAAAATCTCCTGTTTTAGTTGTATATTGTGCAGCATCAGCTTCACTTTCTTTTACGATATTTTGGTTAATTATTAATTGATTTATTTTTTTTACTTGTTCCAATGTAAAAACTGGAAAAGTAACAGTACCATAATTCTTTTTCACTCGGCCTCCATTTTTGTCTTTCTATAAGTTGTCATTTCATATATTATAACATAATATCTAAGTGTTGTCAACCACTTGACAAAGCTCTTGACAGGTGATATAATATTAGTGTAGGGGTTAAATGATTTATTAAGTTTTTAATTGTACGAAATATTCAGCTACAGGAAATCGTTCTTCCTCATATATTTTTTTCCTTTCCTCAAAATGATCTAATGTGTAATTGAAACTATTACCATAAGATAGATCATCAGCAATATCATATAATGTAGCTATATCTTTCTTTTTAGATTTTCGTAATCCTCGACCTATTGATTGTAAATTTCTAACCCGACTCTTAGAAGGACTAGCGAAAACGATGTTGTGAAGATTCCTAATATCGACGCCAACACTAAATACACCATAACTAGCAACGATGATTGCATTTCGTTCTGACTCCACAATGTGTCTAATTTGTTCTCTTGTGTCTGCATCTGTTCCTCCATGAACGAAAAATATTGTTCTACCATTTGATTCCTCCTTTATCATATCGTAAAGTATCTTTCCATGTTTTTCAACAAAACGAAATAGAAGAAGTGTATTAGTTTTTAAATCTAGAACTAATTTTTTTATAAATGTATTTCTTGCTTCAGAATTTATCAAATAATCCAATTCTTCTTGATAACTTATTTTCCTAAGATCATGACATATTGAATCTGGATGTCTTAGTAAAATTGTTTTGATAGTAAAGGGCGATAGATGCTTACTGTCTATAAGTTTCTTTGTTGATGTGACTTTAAAGGTCTTACCAAATAGTCCCTCTAAGACCAATCTATGAGTTAGTGTTCCGTCTAATGTTCCAGTTGTTCCTATACGATATTTTGCATTAATGCATTTGGTCATTATAGATGTAAGAGATTTTGACTTAAAACCGTGAGCCTCATCTCCGATCACAAGTTCATATTGTTCAAAGTATTTTTGTTGCATCTTATAAATTGACTGCCATGTTGATATTATGATAGGCAATTCAGAACCTTTATCTCTTCCAGCAAAAACCGTATGACAGTTGTTTGCTACATCAAATCCATATTTTCTAAAATCATTATACATTTGAGAAACAAGAGATATAGTAGGAACTAAAATAAGAGTTTTTAAATTCAAATACCTTATTAGTATATAGATAATCAAAGATTTACCAGAAGCTGTTGGTGAAAGTAAAAGTGCTTTGTGGTGGGATAGGGCGTGGTTGATAGCAACCATTTGGTAATCTCTAGGGATCACTGGTAACTTTAATGAATCTATAAAATCTTGTTTGAGGGAGATTTTTTCAGTCTTAAAGTCAGATTGAAATTTTACCTTGTAATCTCTAATATAAAGAAACTTACAAAGGTGTTCAAATAATCCCCCATAAAGAAGACGATTATGAACATTAAAAAGTCTTATCTTTCCATCCCAAAGTCTATTACGATATGTTGGCATAAATGTGTAACCAGGCACCATAAAAGTAAAATGGTCACAAATTTCCTGAGCAGTTGAAGCTTCACAATCTATCTGGATATAGACTTCATTTTTTTTAGATATGTTAATTATTTCCATGAGAAAATTTCAACCAATCCAAAGCATTCTTAATCTGGAACCCCCGATTGTTTATCATCCTAATAACGGAGTCTAGATAGTTTATCTTTTCCTGTAGGACTACTAATTGTTGTTTCAATTTGATTACATCATCATCTGATTCAATATATTTAGCTATTTCATTCTTGAGAAGTCTTCCCAAATATTGTTCCCATCCATGCCGTTCAAGTTCTTCTTGAGACATTTTACCAGAATAATACTCAGTCTTAGTCCGAACCATTTTAGATAGTTCAAACTCAACTCCTTTTAGTCTGATTCGTTCATCAGTAAAAATTTTAAGATATTTGTCGTGAATTTGTGGAATACGAATGGATTCTGTACCCAGTTCTGTATAATCAATTTCACTATCTCTATGCCAAAGTTCTTGAATATCTTCAAGTTTCAAATCACCTCCTTAAATAATAATTAAACTGGTTGTTTATGCCCCGCTGGTGTCAGTTGTGGGGGGTTTTTCACCAGATGGGTAAGCTCGTGCTCCTTCGTATGTTGTTTCATTGTTGAGTAGGTTTTCAACTGTATAAACATCATAACGAAAAGAAACATCTGCAGTAACATAATCTATATCTGTTCCACCACTATCAAATGCAATTGAAGTAAGACTTAATGGGAAACATTCTTTAAATACAAAATTTAACTGAGGATTCATATTTCCTGTTAAAACAGTTAAAGTTGCGTCAGTAGTCAACTCTGAGTTTTCTGTCATTTTTTTATATTTTACTTGACCCTCTTCAGTTGGAAATCCAAGTCCGATAATCCAATCATAAATTGATAACCAATTTTTCATATTTTCATCTACTATGAATTTTATTGACAACTCTTCAAAAGTAACTTCATCTCCAGCAATGTCTATGGATTTTAATGGTGTAGGAACATCAATAGCAGATATTGAAATCCCAGGCAAAGAAGCAGACTGTACAAAATAGTTTACTTCTGGAAAATTGTTAAGTTGAAATTTAAACCCAATAGGACTTAAAAAACTAATATTGGTTGGTTGATCTCGTAATGCAGCCATAAATGGAATATCCTTTCTGTAATATTTAGTTAGGACAAAAAAAAAGGGTGACTACAATTAAGTAATCACCCTTCTCACGTTCTTTAGGGGTAATAACTCCTAAAGACTTAACTTACATCAAGTTGTCAACTCTGACAATTCTGTAGTAGTAGTTAGCGTTGGCAGTCAAGGCTCCGGTGCCGGCACTGTTTCCAAATGGATTGGTTACGAGTCCGTAACGTGTCTTGAAACCAATTTTTGGTTGAAAGGAACTTTCACCAACCGCACGAACCATTTGTAATGGAACGTAAGGACAGTAGAAAAGGCCTGCATCATAAGCAGATGAACCTTTGTAACCTACACAGACAAAGTTAGTTGCTGATGCACTGAAATATGGATCAACATAAACTTTGTAACGGCCGTTGAGTGTTCCAACGAATGTGTTACCTGTGTCATCAATTCCGGCTCCGTCCATCATTCCGCCCATGGCTAGAGCAGAAGCAACGTCTGAAGATGTGATTATGATGTTACCTTTTCCGCGACGTGTTGACTTTGCGATTGCATTTGCATCACGTTCTACTTGGAACATCAAACCTTTGAATTTCTCAACTGACCAACGTCCATTTGAGTCAACATCAAGGTCAAATACACCAGCTGTTGATGTATTATGTTGTGCTCCGTGTTCTGCACCAAAATAAATGGTACGGATAACTTCGCGGTTAATCTCTGCCAAAATCTCTTGTGAGAGAATGTTAGCAAGTTCTGTTTCAGCATCCAAACCATGAACGGCTTTAAGATCCTGTGCCAATTCCATCGAGTACTCACCCTTGAGTGCACGTGTCTTAGCTGTAACAGTTACACGATCAATTGAGAATGACATTTGCTGGAAATCTTCAGCAGCTGTACCAGAAGTTCCAGTAAGACCGAAAGTTTCAGCAGTTGCCGTTGAGTTACCTACACCTAATACTGCGGCGTATGTTCCACCCTGAGCTGCTGCTTGTGCACCGGCTCCGGAGCTGACCATATCATCACCAGCATCACCAGAATGTGTGGATTCTGGTTCTGAGTACATGGCTTCAGCACCACCTTGTGAATCGTAACGAGGACGCATTGCGAAAATAAGTCCTGTAGGCCCGGTCATTGGTTGAACACCACAAACATCATAAGCAACTAAATTAGGCATTGCGCGACGAATCATGGAAATTAAAACTGGGTCTTGATATTGTACTCCACCAGTACCACTTGCTGTTGGTGCGAGTGATGTTAGTGAGGTTGCTGCTTCCATCAAAGGCCCACGACCTTCTGCAGATGCCTGCTCAGCCATGGCTTTTTCTTGGTTTTCCAAAAGAACGGCGGTAACCGCTTTTCGGTATGGGTCTTTAATCTCTGGCATATCTGGATGGTTCAATACCGGCGCCCACTTTTGTTGTAGTCCTTCAGCTAGATACATTTTTTGTAATCTCCTAAAAATGTTATTTGTTTAAACGAGTTAATGCAGAAGCATACTTACTCATAATTGGATCAGTAGTTGATTCAGAAATAGTTTGTTCTTCCTCAGTATTTTCCAATTCTTCTGTAATAGTTTCTGACTGTTGCTTAGGAAAATAATTTTCCTTAATGACTTCAAGTTTCTCAGAATATTGAGACTTGTCTTCAAAATCTATACCATCAGCCAATTTACCTAGTTTTTCTTTTTCGGTATCGGCGAGGTCTTCTGAAACTTCTCTCAAAGTTTCAGCCTTTTTATATTCAGCAAGTTCCTTTTTGATGTCTACACTTGTGTTAATAGACTCATCAAGTTTTTGCTCTAGTTCTTCAACTTTCTCAAATAGATCGTCAACAAGGTCAACTTTCTCTTCTGGAATGTCAATGTAATGCTCTGTAAAGAGGTTCTTGAGGCCTGTCATGAAATCTTCTACCAATTCGGATCGGATTCCTTTTTCAACAGCTAACTCATTTTCTTTCATCCACTCTTCAGTAACATAGTTGAGATATCCGTCAACTTTTTCGGTAACTGTGGACAAATGTTCTTCTTTTGCTTCAGAAATTTCTTTTTTGTAACTGGTTTCTAATTCATCAATTCGTGAATTGACTTCAGAAAGTACTTTAGCTGAAACAGCTGCTTCAAATATTGTGGAAGCTTTAGTCTTAAACTCTTCAGAAAGGTCTTCACCATTTACAATGGCTTCAATGTCTTCTTTGACATCAATTTCAAGATCTTCTTTCTTGAGTTTTTTAGATTCTACTGGTTCTTCTTCTTCACCTTCTTCTTCATCCTCTTCTTCTGTAAGAGTTGAACCCATGATTTTTGAAAAAGAATCGGAAAGATCAGCTTTCTTCATAGCATTAAGTTGGTTATAAAGAGCTTTAATCATTCCGGCTTTGGTTTTAGGAACAGAAACGGCTTCTTTGACCTCTTCCTCATCCTCATCACCTTCTTCATCTTCGTTCTCTTCTTT